GTTTGGGTTTTTATCTCATCTAGCTTAATGGCTTCTATCTGTTGTTGGGCTACGTACCCTGCGGCGGCTAGTTGTAGCTCACGTTCGATTTGCATCTGGGCAAGCTTTAGCTCATGGGACTTGTCTTGTCTGTCTTGGAAAACGTCTAGTATCTTGGGCAAGCCGCCCATCAAAAAACTAACAAGCGTTGAAAGTAGTGTCAGCATTATCCAACCCGTCCTCTCGTTTTACCTCGCTGTGCAATACCATCTATACGTTTTACACGGTCTGAAGCAAACTTAACTTCGCCGCCTTTTTTTAACTCAGAAAACGCAGCTGCTTTACGGTCTGCGGTTGAACGCGGTTTTTCTTTTGGAGCCGGGCGTGCAGAACGAATAGCAGCATCGGCTTCAGCTTTTCGTTTATCAAATTCGTCTTTATTAATTTCTACGTTGTTGTGGATGTATTTACCACCTTCAACGCGAAATATATTTTCTGCTGATGTATCCGGTTTTTTTTGCTCGTTATCCGCCATTACTGTTCCCCCTTCATTTCCATTAATATCTTGGCGCGTAACTCACGCATTTTTCGTATTTCTTCCATCGCTGCAATCGTAGCGTTATTCATGTCCATGTAAGCAATACCCATCACCGGCAACACTAGGACTAGCACAATACACAGAACAAGGACGGTGATGAGTAAGCTCCACGGTACGTGTGGCTCATTCTGATTAGGATCATTAGCCATAGGAACCAACACGTTATGAACACTACCGCGATTACCAGCGTCATTTGCTCCGCGATTTTTCTTTTTATATAGTCCCGTCGCCATTGAGCCGCCTGTTGCTTTATTACTTCCTGACGTTGTATCTCTGCTCTTTCCGCTTTTACCCTATCACGCATTGCTTCAAATTCTGTCCAAATAGCCCCCAATTCTTTAGGTGCTTGGTAGACTAATGTCTCGCGCAGCTCTGTTTCTAGCCGTTGCATTTCCTTTTGAGCCATGATTCTATTAAAGGCTTCTTGGTTCACGGACAACTCAGGGTCACGCGCCTTCTTTACCTTTAGCTCTTCTTCGTGTACGTGCTTCTCTAACTGCTCATGCGCTTTAAAGAAATTGCCAAGGTGTCCGCTTAAATCTGCAACGACATCCTTGGCCTGTCCATACGCATCTACTAGCTCCATCCCCTGCGCTTTGTACTCTTGGTACATCTCACAGCCTTTACGTATTGCAGCGGCTGCGGTTTTTGCTACAGCTAGGATGGTTAGTGGATCAATTTCATCCCCCTATTGGTCTTGCAACTGTGACGTTGGTGGAGTGAAGTTTGTGGTGTAACGCGCTACGCCTTTGGTGATGCGTAGGTCGTCAATGTACGCCTTTAAACCGCCATTAATTCCACCAACATAACCCACAACGGATGCTGAACCAAGCGACGAAGAATTAGATGCAGTACCAATGTTTGTACCATCATGATAAAGCGTTACAGTTGAACCACTTCTTACTACAGCAACATGATACCAAGTGTTGTTTGACAAGGTTACTGCTGGGCTAAAATTTGGCCCTGTGGCATTTAAATAAACACTGTATCCAGTAGAAGCCACATTTAAAGCAAAATAACTTACGCCGCTTGTATTCATTACAAAAATAGAACCATCAGCTCCATTGTCTCGGTTAAACCAAGCCTCTACAGTAAAGTCACCGCCAAACAAAAAATTAGGCGTAGCTGGGGATATTAAACAATCTCCTACGCCATCAAAATACATACTCGTCGTACCGTACTTCGCTTGTGTAGAACTAAGCGCAGCGCCGCCAGCAGTCTCCAATACGTTCTTAGCCGTGTTATCAAAGATAGCGCCGTTGGTGAAGTTGGTAAGAAGCGTGGTTCCTAGATATACATTTCCTGCGCTGTACGCACCAGAAGCCTTTGTAATCCAAAAAGGATGACCAGTAGCGTTAACATTGAACGTGTACGTCTCGCCTCTTACCAATGTCAGGGTAGGATTAGACGAACCATTTATTACATAGTTGCTCGAGCCATTGGCAGATACTGCATAAACTTTTTCATACGTTCCTGAGTTAACTATATTAATAACTCCTGCCATTGCTGAATGGTTTTGGCAAACGTAGTACAACGTATTTGGCGCATCACTACCTACTACAAACGTAAGCGTTCCTGACTGCGTACCGTTATTGGTTAGATTAGAAGGCGTAGGTGGCACTACCGCTGGTGCAAAGTTTGCGTTGTATAAAGCAGTACCTTTAAGTACCCGTAGCCCAGAAATATACCCAGTAAAGTTATAACCACCGCTGTAGTTAGCGCCAATAGCTCCCACTCCCGTACCGCTATAATCAGTAGTATCTGCGGTTGTCGATCCAGCTTGAGCGCCGTTTACAAAACATTTCATTGACCCACTTGCTCGGCATATTGCTACGTGGAACCAATTGCCTTGCCGAACTGCGGTTGAAGCAAAATCATAAAGGTCGGCAACGTCCGCTTTTACGGTATGAACATTGCCTGTCCATATACTGCACATAAAAGAAGAAGCGCCAGCCGACGCAAAAATAATTTGTGATGAACCAATACCAGTAGAGCCAGTTAAATTTGTTGGGTACGCCCAAAACTCAACAGTAAAATCCCCCGTGCCAAACTGTAAACTTGTGTTAGCAGTAGGAGTGTTTAAATAATCCCCCGTACCATCAAAGTAGCCACTACCACCTATCAGTGATGTGCTGTAGGCAGAGTTCAATGTGGTTGTATCTACCTTCGCTGGGAATGGCGTAGGGGATGTTACTGGCTGGACGTTGCCGTTAGCCGTGATGGTGAAGTTGTTAGTGCTGTTGTCGATGAACGTGCTGCTCTGGCAGGTTAATAATTGAGTGCCGGATACTGCAGTCAATGGTGCTGTAGGCGGCGTAAAGGCTGCTGTGTAAAGCGCAGTTCCAACAAGAACCCTAATATTAGATAGGCAACCAAGCATAAGGTTACTACTTGTACTAACGCCTGTTCTGCCGATAACAGCATTTGTGCTTGTAAAGTTTGTGGCAGAAGTTGCGGTTGCAACGGATATACCGTTGATATATAGCGTTAGACCATTTGACCCAGTGCTTGACCTAACAATAGCAAAATGTATCCATGTGTTAAGAGGCGCTGTACCAGTAGTTATGATGTCTGACGAACCCACATTTACAGCGTAACCGCCTGAAGCATTTATATAAAACATCAATGCCGTACTGTCTGGGTAACTACCAATGCCTGTATAAGCTGCTGCGCCACCGTTATAGCCAGTTAAATAAACCCAACCTTCAACCGTAAAGTTTCCAGCGCCTAATGCTAAGTTAGCTCCACTAGCGGTTAAATAATCCCCATTACCATCAAAATAGTTGCTAAACGTCGTAGGTGTGATGTATGCAGGGACGAACGGGGAGAAGGCTTGGACGGATGGCGTGCCGCTTACTGTAAGAGCAAAGTTATTAGCACTATCGTCCACAAAACGATTGTCTTGGCAAGTTAGTGTTTGGGTTCCAGTAGTTGCAATTAACGGCACAGTGCTTGGCGTAAAATTAGTTGTATACGCTACGTTAGTTGAAATCCTAAAGTTTGAAATATATCCAGCAAAATAACTGCCAGTTCCATTTTGGTGACCAATAAAATCTGTTCCTCTAGTTCCTAATGCCGCTGTTAAAGTTCCAGTTCCAGCACTAACGCCGTTAATATAAAACGTAACTGTACTCTGATTAATTGTTACCGCTACATGCGACCAAGTATTTAAAGAAATAGAGCTAGTAGAAGTAATTGTTTGCGCGGAGCCTCTTGTAAATTGCAACGCGCCATTGTAAAAACCAAAAGTTGCATAGGTTCCGTTATTTCCCCACAGTGGATTATGCCCATAACCACTAATGTTATTCCATGAAGTTGGGTAAACCCATGCTTCAAAAGTGGCAAACATTGTAGATAAGTTACTAGTAAACAAGAAATTAGTTAACGATGTATTAGATAAGTAATCAGTTGTACCATTAAAAAAATTACTCCACCCCGTCTGTGAGAAAGGCGTGAACGTACCTTGGGTCGTGTTGCCATTCCTAGTAATCGTGAAGTTGTTAACCGAGCTATCTAAGAACGTATTGTTCTGTGCGCCGTTAGTACCGTTACCATGCAGCATCAGCGTGGTCTGATTAAAGTACGGGTCGTAGATGGGCCACAGGCGGTTCTGTTGGTAATACGCAGATTCGTCTATTGTCCATACACCACCAGCCGCAGCACCAAGCGCAGGGTTGAATCCTTGGTATCCAGCAAACGGTGTGAAGTTGCTGACCTTTGGTGAGCCGTTTTGTGTAATTGTTGCTGCGGTAGTGCTGTTATCTATGAACGTCGGACTTTGGCAAGTCAATAGCGTAGTGTTAGTTATTGGAAATAGCTGGGTTGGCGGTGTAAACGTAGTTGTGTATAGCGCCGTGCCTTTAATAATTCTTGCATTAGATATATACCCATTGAAATACCCTGCGCCACCATAAGCAATATAGGTAGGCCCATCTGCAAAACTTTGAGATGACGTTGCTGTAGTTCCTAGTTGTACGCCATTAACAAACTGATAGACGTTTGTCCCGCTTCTTGTAACTGCAACGTGATACCAAGTGTTAGCAACAGGGGTCCAACTAGCTACTGTTATGCTTGACCCTCCTTGCACGCCTAATTGAAGCTGAGAACTATAATACTGCCAATAATACGCATTTGCTTGACCGCCAGAACCAGCAGAAATAAATTGCCCATTACCCACTACACTAAAATTAACCCAACACTCAATAGTAAAGTCGCCTGTACCAAAGTTATTAATGCCAAGGCTATTTGCTGTAGTTAAGTAATCACTGCTTCCGTTAAACGCAACAGAGAACCCTGCTGGCGCACCAGCCGTTACGAACCCACCGGGATATTTGTCACTCATCTTCTATTCCTTATTGTCTCGGTAAGGCCTGTTGTGGAGGCGTGAAGTTTGCTATGTAACGGGCTACTCTAGTAATGCGTAGGTCGTCGATGTAACCAAAGAAATTCAAATTAGTGCCACCACTATTACCCCCTACCACAATAGTTGATGACCCAGTAATATTATCTGTACTTGTACTAGTTGTTCCAATCTGCACACCATCAACAAAAAATCTAAGAATGTTTTCAGCCCTAGTAACTGCAACGTGATACCAAATATTTGCAGATGGCGACCATGATTTTGAATACACGACGTTAGCGTTTACACTTAAAGAAAGAGAGCTTATGTCTCCTCGATAAGTAAATGTCCACCCGCCAGCACCTGTATCAGCGTTGTACCCACTAGACACAATAACTCTACCCGTCGTAGTTACGCTAAGGTTAATCCATGCCTCAATAGTAAAGTTACTAGTACCGAAGTTATAAAAACCTGCATTTGCTGGGCCAACAAGATTACTAGTAGCGTATGACGGGTACGTTCCCGTTCCACCAAAGTACATACTCCCGCTACCAAACTTCACAGGGCTTGTCGCTACCTGTGCTGTGCCTACTGTCTCTAATACGTTACCCATCTTGCCGTCGTATATACCGGCGTTGGTGTAGTTGAGGAGTAGTGATGTGTTTGCTACAGCGGTTGGCGGCGTAGTAGGGACTGTATAAGATGCCCCTGTGTATAGAGCAGTCCCATTTACAACGCGCATACCAGAGAAATAACCATCAGCAAAATTTTGTTGGCTGAACCTGCACCCAATATAGGACGTTGTTGGCGATACCGTATAGTTTGTATTATCAGTTCCTGTTCCAACCCTCACACCATTTACATACAAACTTCCTGTAGTGCCTGTTCTAGTGTATGCAATATGGCTCCAAATATATGGCTTAACTGTATCGTTTGTAGTTGCTGCAATCAAAGTTGTGCCGTTGTAACCCCAATTCAATTGCCCATTAGTGCCGCTATACGCAAAATTAAGCGTCCAAGTATTTGTCTGACTTGAATTACGTGCCTCAATTATGTAGTCATCTGTTGGAGTAGATGTTGGGTAATACCAAGTTTCAACAGTAAAGTCACTAGTACCAAACGCAAACGCAGCGCCCGGAGCTAACGACAAATAATCACTACCATCAAAATACCCAGACCCGCCTACTACGTCTGGTGTCCATTGCAGCGCAGGAGCGAAAGGGCCGAAGGCTTGGACGGATACAGTGCCGTTAGCAGTTATCGTTGCAGGACTAGCACTATTATCAACAAAACGGTTTGACTGACAAGTAAGCAGTGATGTGTTTGTTATGGCTGTTAGTGGTGTGGTTTGTGGCGTAAACGCGCCTGTATAAACAACAGCAGAAGTGAACCTAGCATTACTAATATATCCACTTAATGTAACATTTCCAGCACTACCAACATCAGTTCTACCAATACATAGTTGATTATTGTCCGTTACAGGCGTTCCTGTTATTGTTCCTGTCCCTGCGCTTACACCATTGATATAAATAGTAATGGCGCTTGTTCCATCATAAACAAAAGCTACGTGCGCCCATGTATTTAATGGGACGGTTGTGGTTGTTGTTACTGTTTGTACGCCGCCAGCAAAGTATCTAAACACCACTTGGCTTGAAGTGTTTATGTAAAGTTCCCAAGTATTTGAAGAACTTAAATTCGTGAGTCCAAAAATTGCATTGTTTGCTGCTACTGAAGTAACATAAACAAAAGCCTCATACGTTCTGGCTCCTGTAGACCATAAAAAATTTGAATTGTACGGAACCGTCAAGTAATTAGCAGTGCTATTAAAAAAATTACTCCAGTACCCCGGAGCCTGACTAAACGGCGAGAACGAACCTTGGGTAGTATTACCGTTTCTTGTGATGAAAAAGTTGTTGGTGCTACCGTCTAAGAAAGTCTGATTTTGTGAGCCGCTGCCTGTACCGTCTGCTTGTAACAGCAGCGTCGTGTTCTTGAAATTAGGGTCAGTTACCCATTGCTGATTAGACTGAGCTTGAGCTTGCGCCTCTAGCGTCCATACACCATTGTATTGTGGCATTTTATAGCCCCGTTATTTGTTCTGAAGTCAATGCAGCCACATCGCTGCTGTTCAATGCAGGTAAGTCAGTTGAGGATAAATCAACCACCGCTTGTGACGTAATAGCGGCTTCTGGCTGAGTCTCTAACACGTTCAAATCCATCGTAGGCAAATCAGCAGGAACCTCTTGCTGCACCACTACAGGAGCCACAAACAAATTAGTTACTGGGTCATACGTGTCGCCAATACCTGCCAGCTTGCCTCGGAATGTAGCGTTGTAGCTTGTCTGCTTCCAATTAGTATGACCGCCTGACCATGAGGTTAGAAACGCAATACCCTTGTCTTCAGACTCAACCAGAGACACGACTACGTTGCCGTTCTCGTCTACCGTATCTTTGCTGGTGACTAGCTCATGGTTATTAAGTGCGTTGACTTCTAGCACCACGTTGTTGTCATCAAGCTTTGCAAAGTGCGCCATATCAACCTCAGAATGTAATTGTTCCGTTACCAGTGAATGTATATACAAAGTCACTACCGACGTTAGTAATTGTAGGTGAACCTGTGAAAGAAGCTGCTGCTCTGCCGCTACGAACGATAGCTACGCCTGAACCGCCAGCACCACCGTTTGCGGTTAAGCCACCCCCACCGCCACCACCGCCTGTGTTAGCCGTTCCAGCAGAAGCCGTTGTTGAGTCTGGCGAACCATTACCCCCGCCGCCAATACCGCCCGTTGTCGTGCCACTTGAACGACTACCCCCACCGCCACCACCTGCGTAATACGTTTGAGCGCCAGTAATTGTAGTAGCTATGCCGTTGCCGCCGTTGCCAGATACACTGCCTGATCCAACACCCCCAGCAGAACCTGCTCCGCCGCCGCCACCCGCAGGATAAGGGCTAGATATGTTTCCTGAGCCGCCGCTATTTCCTTGACCTGATGTCCCAGAAGCTCCGCTTGGAGTGCCACCACCTACCGATGCACCGCCCCCGCCCGAACCCCCAGATAGACCTGCTGCGATGGAGTTATCGCCAGTATTCGTCCCGCCGCCACCACCGCCAGTAGAAGTAACGCCAGTAAAAACTGAATTAGAGCCTGTTGTACCCCTCGCTCCAGAAGTTCCCCCCGCACCACCAGCACCAATAGTAACGCTGTACGTTGTGCCTATTACATAACCAAATGAAGCAAGCTGCGCTCCACCCGCACCGCCACCGCCGCCTATATAGCCACCCCCGCCGCCCCCAGCAACAACTAGCAGGTTAGACGCAGCCGTAGTGTAGGCAAGCGGATTAAACGTCGCCGTGACATAACCACCGGGATAACGAAGTCCCATGTTAGACCTTACGAGGTGATCTGTTCAAACGTCGCTGTGAATGTCAGCGCACTCGCAGTACCAGAATAAGCAGCAACAGACTGATTCTCAGTGACGTACACCGAGTTAGTCTTGTCAATGATAATTAGCGTCGCGTTTGGCGGCACTGAAATCTGATACGCAGGATACGTAACTACAGTGGCTGAACCGAACGTACCATTGTTGCCAATAGCAATCGTTGCAGTCACAGCACTAGATGTCGTATTCGACGCTGTTATAGACGTAATACGGTTAACTGTACCTGTAGCTGGCTTTAAACCAGTAAGAGCAGTCGTGCCGTCATACGTCCACGAAGTAGTGGCAGTAGCTGCCACCGAAGGAATAACGTAGCCTACGTTTCCGTAAATGCTTACTACGCTAACAATATTAGGGTTTGCCATTTAAAGCTCCTTAGAATCCAAAAATCATCGCCATCGCAATGGCCTTACCTGTTGAAATACCACCCGATGCCGCAGACCATGTAGGCGCTCCAGCACCATTACTTGTTAACACTTGACCCGCAGTACCAGCGGCAGTAAACGCATACGCAGTGCCAGTTCCGTAAGGCACAGCGCCAGCAACTGGAGTTGTTGTTGAGTTTGTGCCGCCATTAGCGATTGGCAATGTACCTGTGACACCCGTAGTTAAAGGCAATCCAGTAGTATTAGTCAACGTGCCTGAGCTTGGAGTGCCTAATGCACCGCCGGGAGCCACAAAGTCTGTACCAGCGGTAGCCGCAGTAAAAGCTGATGTGCCGTTACCTTTTAAAACGCCCGTCAAGGTTGCTGCACCACTGCCGCCAGATGCTACTGGCAATGCAGTACCTAGCGTCAAAGAAGATAAATACGTTGTTACATCAACGACGTTTGTCGCATTGTTAAACACCAGCATTGTTTTGCCAGCCGGAACAGCTACGCCTGTGCCTGATGCGTTCTTAACCGTTACCGCATCTGCCAGACCATTATTTACAATGTATTGTTTCTCAATGGCAGGAACAATTAAATTTCTTGCGCCGCCCGATGTACCTGTCAAATTTAAGCGCAAATTACGCGCTGTTTGAGTGGCATTTGTATCGGTAAGCGTTAGGGTGACATCAGCACTAGAAAATGCAACATCAGCAGTGCCTGTAATCGCTTCTTCAATTGCTGTGCCTAAATTGGTATTGGTAGTAATACCCCACGTGCCTGACTGCTCACCCGTGGTGATTAATTCAATTTTAAGAGGGCTGAATGTACTTGCCATGGTTTTTCCTTATGCCACATTAATCTGGACCCAATTAGGGTCTTGGTAATCATCGACCACAGACCACCCACGAATAAGAATTACTCCTACTGACCCAGTGCCTGTGACTCCAACTGCATTTTCAACGTGAGTATAACTTACCGCTATTGAGCCAATGCTGGCAATTGCGGCTATTCCCACTGGAAGAACTGAGTCTCCAACCGATACTCCAACTCCACCAACTGCAGAAACACCTTCTACGCCCGTTACTACAACTATTTCCTCAAATACTGGAATGACATCGCCAACACTGCCTGTTCCCTGTACACCAACAGCGTTAATCGGTACAAATACAGTTCCTATTGAACCTGTGCCCTGTACCCCAGTAACCGTAACCGTGGGCGATAAAGCTACTGTTGTATCGCCTACCGCGCCCGTGCCCGAAACGCCAGTTGGCACAAATACCAAGCCAAAGAAGAACGTAGGGGTGCCAATTGCTCCGGTTCCCTGTACACCATCAGGTGTTAGTACCACCTGCTGCGGTATAACTACTGTACCAATTGATCCTGTTCCTACAACCCCTACCGGATTAGCCGAAACAACAAATGAAACATCTCCTACACTTCCCGTTCCTTCAACACCTGTGGGGATGACTGCTTCAACAATACCGCCCCAAGCGTTTTGTCCCCATGTGCCTGAACCCCAGCCAACCGTGTTGGTAGCAGGGATTCCACCCCACGTAGCATCATTCCATGCTCCTTCACCCCACGCTTTAACGAGGTTCGGCACATTCTCTTCCTATTAAGCAATACGGATAATTGCAGTAGCCGCAACAGGCGCAGGAAATTGAATCTGGAAGTCTCCTGAACTAACCTGCTGATCACCACCAAAACTCAACACAGCACAGGCTGGATCACCGGTTGCTGAATCGTTATAAATAATAGCGCCACAACTAGTAAACGTAGCGGCAGACCATGTGGTATTGTCAAAGTCACATACGGCTGTGGTGCTAGACGCTACAGGAGTAACTGAAACAAGTGTATTGCCGCCAGTGGTGTAACCACTACCATTAGCAACCTCGTCCGAGTTACTGGTCAAGTTGAGGTAGCTAGTAGTTGCTGCACCATACGTTCCTGAGCCAGCAGCGGTTGCTTTCATCAAAGCAATCTTAAACGTATTGCCAGTGGAAGCCGTGAAATTGTGTACTGCCTTTAAGATTTCTACCTTAAAGGACGTAGGCATTGCTGTGGTTACGCTAATAGCCATTTTAATTCTCCAAAAGTTTAATTAGCTCGGGATGCCCTGCATCGCGAAACTTGTTTGCCAGTGTGGTGTTATGAGAAGCAACCGCTTGTTTCATATACCGCACTAATACCACACGAATATGGTCCTTAAACGCTTCCGCTTGATCACGAATAGCTGGATGAGAACTTTCTCCGATGTATACGATTTTTTCCAACGCCATTTCGGCAACTTCTTCTGGGGTAAACCCTCTTCCAGATACCATCACGGCCTTGATTTCGCCTAGTAAAGCTCCTCCAGAATTTCCCATCATGGCCCCGGTGTCTCCGATTTAAGACGTTGTCTAAGCATGCCATCACGATATTCATCACGACGACGACGACCTTGCTGCTCCACTCCAAGTCCTTGTATAGATTGCTTGTACGAATTGTCAAAGTACTGAAGCATTTCCAAAGGACCTTTTGTATAACTATACGCCTGTATCAAACAGGCATAAAGCAACGCTTCAGGAGCATTATTACTCACCCACGTTGTAGTATTTGTAGACGACAACTGCGCTGGTCGGTAAATGTATCCAAGCTCTACTGAGAAATTTGCATTCGGTGTAGGTGCTACATAAAACGTGTCCTGATCCCAAACAGAATAGTACTTAGGCGTTCCTGTAGTAGCACCGTTGGGCCAAAACTCTTTCATAAACGACGTATCACGAAAATCTAAAAACAACTGCTCATTAGCTGCACTTGTCAGAATTAAATAACGATGCGTCAAAATATTGCTAGGTGTGGTTAAAAACCTATTGCTAGAAGTCATCGTACCTGTGACCTCTAACTTAAACACGTCCAAATCAATGTCGCGAAGAATACGGTTCTCGGCCATCGTAATGAACGTGTTTATTACCGGGGCAGTGAAGACATTGCTTCCAACCTCAGTGTAGTTCCTAATATTAGTGACCAGTTCGTCGTATGTCATGTTATTAGTATGGTTGTTTTACCCACTGTCCCTATACCAAGTACAGCCGTTTGCTCTGGAAAGGCATTCATGTTTGTAAGATTTACCGTTGAGGAGGCGCTTCCAATACTCTGAAACGCAGAATCTCCGGGCACTCCAACAAAAACAACTACAGGCTCAATTCGGTCAGGACGTGGCTGCAATAGGGCAATTGAATCTCCACGATAATGCAGTGGGTCTAACTGCGGCTCTTTCGGCTCATAATCATCCGGACAAACTTTAAACCCTCGCCAGTTCTTTTTAAGTACGTTGTATCGGTAGCGCTGACCGCAATAGTCGCACAACCCGTATGAGTACTTACCACTAGCAAATCCACCCACATCACGCTCCTAGGTCCGGCACAAAATAGGTGCTTGCAATGTCCCTATCCTCTGCCGCAGCCCTAGCAAACTCTTCCTCGTAAATTGCCTTGAGGCCCTGAGTACGCTCTGGCGCATACTTCAACGATATGTAGTACGAAAGTCCTGCTGCTATACAAGGCAAGAATCTAAAATTAATATCCGTCGTATTCGTGTAAGCACCTGCATCTTCAATTCGACGAATGTAGTAATACCTCAATTGATACGAACGATTTGGCGTAGGGTACAAAAATACTTTTGGTATATTTGTTCTCTGCACATAATACTGCGCGGGTTGTGCCTGCGTAGTCTTATCCGGAATGTCTAAGTACTGTTCTCTACCGATCCGCTCAATTATGATGTCAGTGGCTGGCGTTTGATTAGTTAAACGTATTACTGCCGACAACACATTTACAGTGTTCGTAGGCAAAGAGATTTCTGTGTCCCCTTGCACTAAACTGTACGTAGCTAATTCAATAGTCCAAAGATTTAAGCCACGGTTTGCCCATTCAAGGAACATCAAATTTAAAGAACGACGAGCAGTTGAGAGTTGTTTGCCGTTGGTCATTTGCATGCCACAACGTTCAAACGCTTCCTCAACTAGTTCGTCAATCTCTAAATTAAAAACTGTTGTTCCCGACGTAGCCATTTAGCGACCGCCACCCGTTATCTTCTTGCCCATAGCCATACGCTTATGCTGATTGATAGCGCCTTTTTTAGCTTCGCCACCTGCTTTGTAGCGCCCTGCTTCAGCAAGTATCCTTTCTTTTCTAAGGTCTCGCATTGTGGCTTTCATGGCCTGATTACTGAGCCTTCTGCGCATTTGTTTTTCCGATTCCTTGTCCAGCTGCTTGCCTTTTTCCGTGCCGGTTATGCGTTCAAAGTCGTCACGTAATTTGTCTACGCCTTCCATGTAAACATCCTTCAGGCCTTTACCGACACCTTTAATCTTTCCCATTACGCCTTCTTCTTCGACTTCTCCACCTTCAGCCATGAACACAGGACCGCTGGTTTTTCTGTTTGGCGTAGAAATCATTTTATTGCGGGGGCCTGATGAAACAGCACCGCCACCCTTAGTTGCCGCACCCATTCCTCTGCCAGCCATGATTATTTCCCTTTCATTAGTGCGCGGCCACCGCCACGTGTTGCAACGCCCATTGCCTTGCCCTTACCCGTTTTTTTAGCCACTGCGCCGCCTTTTTTAAACATTGGCGTTTTAGTCGCTCTAGCCTGCATCAATTTTCCTATGGGACCCATTCCTTTAGAACGAGCAGGCATGGATTCCCCGCCCTGTTGAGCTTTTTCTGCCATGGCTTTTGAAAGCGCTCCTGCTACACCGCTAAATTTGCCCGGTTTTTTAGCCATGGCAAGCATACCGACAGAACCACTTTTATCGCCCATGGCCCCTGTGGCTGCCTTAGCCACTTTCTTAAATTTTTTACCAAAAAATCCCATGCTCATATCTCCTTATTTAGGCTCGTTGTTGGATGAGCCGGTCAATTTTTTCTTCAAGCTTGTTAAAGCGCTGATCAATGTGATCCGAAATTTTGTCAATTTCTGCTTGAGTAACGTTATCACGGGCTACCTCTTCTCTTGTCTTGTTTAGGAGAATACCTAAGCGCTGTACTTCAGCCGCTTGCAGTTGTACTTTTTCAGCATTCTGCTTATAAACTATGGCGGTTAACCCCATAATTACTGAAATTAAAGTGTTCCACCCAATTAAAACAATCGTAGACGTTTCCATTACGCTGCTGCCCCACCTTCAAACAGGATAGTAATGCTTAAAATGGTTGCTCCAAGCTTAATGTGGGCACCATCTTTAAACAGAATTCCCTGATCAGGGATTACAAAGTTCTGCGAATCGGCCACCGTGGTAGTCGATATTTTTAGCAATAAGGGATCGGTATCTGCATCCCCATCAAAAAACTCAGCCGTTGAGGGACCACCTACTCCATGCGTAAAATATATGCCTACCACGCGAGTACGACCGTTAATAGCCTGTCCCGTGGCTGTCTTATGTACCGCCGATATATTGCTGGCACTCATACGCGCCTCCTACTTAAATACTGATTTTTATAAGAAGCGCTTATTAAGCGGTACGAGTAAACACATATGCTGTGGCACTTGAGAACATTAACGTGAAGCGCGCCAAGCCGGTTACACCCGCAGCAACGGTTAAGTCGCCAAAGGAGCCCGGAGTATCCGCAGCAGCACTAGAGAGAATGCCATTGGTAGCTACTGCAATGGTTACGGTACTTGCGCCTGATGTGTTATCAATATACAGATCAAATACAGTTCCCTTTGCGGCACCCAATGCTGCGCCCAACAAGGTTCCTGTAGGTAAAGTAATTGCGGTCGCTGCGGCAGAAGTAGAAGTGATGTAACCAGTAGCTACTTGGGCCGCAGTAGCGGTCGCTGTAGCGTTGATTGCAGACGTTGTAGCGTGGGTGATGCTACCGGAGCCTGCAATATTGCCTGTAACGTTGCCTGTAACGTTGCCTGTAACGTTGCCTGTAACGTTGCCCGTTAAGTTGCCAATAAAGCCATTGGTAGACGTGACCGGGCCGGAAAAGGTAGTAGATGCCATTTTAATTTCCTCACATGCGAGAAACTGGGCATATCTGTCTGCATGTCGTCAGCCGGGACTGTCAGATATACCGGGGACCCCGGAATAGTGCAAATATACACGAACCACTATAAAAGAAAAAGGGGGCCGAAGCCCCCTTTTGTTTACGCTGCGCCTTCGGAACCGAAGATACCGCGCCAATCAGAGAAGCCGAACGAATAACGCTCACGCGCTTTGTAGCGCACGTTACCTGTGTCGAAATCACCTTCAAAGGCGGTCTTGATACCTACACGCTGGAACATCTTCATGCCGTTAGGTGCATCAGTCAAAATGAAGTATGCATCTGGATCGGTCAAGTAGTGGTTCACTGTGTAACCCTGTGGAACCATGCCCATGTTACGAATCGCGTTGATATCGTTATCTGCTGTACCAACACGCAGAGTCGATTTCAAAATACGATCAGCCGTAAATTGGAGTTCTTTAGGGATAACCAGTTTCAAGCCTTGAACAGCAATCTTCAAGTTACGCTCATCAACGAACGAAGCGATGTCAATCAACGCTTGTTCCAATGAGGTTTCCGAAAGATCGGCTGCTGTTGCCAGCTTGTTTGCTTGGTTAGGGCCACCAATAATTGGATGGGCTGTCGAGCACAAAGTAGCGCCGTCACCACCAATAGAGGTAGTAAAGGCACCATTCAGTACGCCTGCAGCTTTAATCTGCTTAGTGGTTGCCATCGAACGTGCCAAAGCACGTGTGTAACGAGCGGAGAGACGGTCGTACAAGTTATCTTCTACTGCTTCTTCAGTCAGAGAAAATGCCAAAGCAATCGTCTCATGAGTGTAGCGAGCAGTGTAGACTTCCTGAGCGGTGTCATAGTCTACGCCAGCGCCTTCAGTTTTGGTTGGAGCCTCACCAAAGCCGGACAGCATAACTTCTTCTTCAAAAGCACGATCAGAAGACTCAATATCATAAATTTGAGCGTGTTCTTGTTCGTAACCCTTGTATTCCATGCCGAACAGAGCGTTCAGGCCGGGCTCCAACTCTTTGACTAGTTGTGCACGTGAAATTGCCATGATTTAGCTCCTATTAAGTTAGGCCAGCAACACCAATGCTGCTGTATTGATGCGCATTGATCTTTACAACCACTTGGGTGAAGTTTTCACCTAACGCATTGTTGGGCGCGTTATACAGGCCAACAATCTTTAGGACCAGAGTATTAGTAGTCGTAATGGTGGACGAATCCAGTTCCATTGCAGAAAGACCATTAACCGTGCTGCCTGCAGTGGAGGTAACCGCTGCATTTTGACCAATATCAGCCTGAACAATGTCTTCATCAGCCTGAACTACATAAAGCTGACTAGGATCATCAAGCACTTCCGCCATAATCTGGCCTGAAGTAATGTTCACCGAACCCGGATAGTAGTTCTTCCAAGTTGGCTTGCCTGTAGTTGGATCAGTGTAGTTAACACCGTTAAATACACCAACTGCAGTAGCATGAGTGCCACTAACGTATTTAACAAGAAAACCAGCTACCAAGGTGACTAAGTCGCCTTGAAAGATAGCGCCAGCCTGATTATCCTGAATAACATATCCATACTGCTTCTGACCACCTGTAGCAGATAGATTGCCAAGAGGACGCAGACCATAGGCTTTATCAACGTTTGCCATTTGTCTATTCCTTAAAAAAGTTTACTAATCAATTTTTGGACTTCCAAAAACCGTTTTAGACTGTCTAGTAGGTCGGTTAATACGCATAGTGTCATGCGCATTCGACTTCATTAGATCATTGTCTACAGATTGCATTTGATCACGGGTGCGCGAGGCGTAATATGCATTTCGCTCCGCTACCGTCTCTTCTGGAATACGAGCAAGAAGCAAACTTCCCACGCCGATAATACCGGCATGTCGGTTTGTCTCATCACCGCCGTTCACGAAATCAGGATATTCATCTGCACGGACTAGTTCGTATCCTTCTCGTAGGCGAGAAGAAACATTGATACGATCATCTACTCCGCCAGCTTCGGCGCGAATCCAACGGTGTTTGTATCCCGGAGGCGCAGCAGGCGCATCCAATTTGGAAGGAGGAGCCCAAGGTCTACGACGCGTAGCCATCTCGCGAGTCTCAGACTTGCGTGAACTACGATTCAAACTAGGTATGTCGATTTTGTCCATGGTCTTAATCCTTTACATATTTGGCATATTCCTCAAGCGGAACACCCAATTTTTTAGCAATAGCTACCTGACTCGGCGTAAGCCGGACAGAGCGGCGCGCATTATTTACTCCCGAAGAACGGGTTGCAGGTGCAACCGGATGCGCTGGCCGATTGACTCTGGAAGATTGTCGCGGTTTTCCTAGCTTGTGCGGAAAGTACTCACTCATGCGATTATCGAGCTCATAATAATACTCATCGCTCTCCGGGTCAAACTTCTCGTTAACCACTAATTGCATGTGTACTGCCTGAACCGCATTCGTCATCACCGCATCAACGCCGTACCACTCATTTTTCTCCGCCCACTCCTCTGCTCGAGGGTCTGGCGCACGTGGTCGCTGTTGCGTTTGTTGCGGCTGTTCTTGCTGCCGCTGTTGCTGGGCAACATAAACCTCCGTTTGTTGCTGGCGTTGGGCAGAAGCTGCAGCGATCTGACGCTGATCCATCAGGATAGAGGTCAAACGCTCTTGCGCCTCAGTCTCCGTATCAATATCGCCTTCTTCTCTTGCTTGTCTGATAACAGCCTTCAGCGCAGCAGCTTGAGTCTCTACACGACCTCTTGCCTCAGTTAAACGCTCCGTATCGGTTACGTGGAAACGTCTTTCCAGCTCTTGCGCCTTCTGTTGAACGCTCTTAGCGTAATCTAACGCAGCCGTTTCCCGACGTTCTGTCTCACGCAGACGAGCAGTAAGCTTGTCTATGCGCTTTTTGACCGAATCGTTGTACTTATCCAGTTCAACCGATTGTTTATTGCCCTCTACTCTTACCTCTGGTGCTTCTTCTACGCCCGTTACCTCGGCGTCTGAGCCATCTTCGTTCATCTCTACCGTAGTAGCTTCTTCATTGTCACCAATATCAAATTCAAGTTGTTCTGTTGACATTTTCCCCTCCTAGTACATGTGTAAGATGTCTTTTGGGTCTGCTACAGTGCCCAAAATCTCATCATCGTTAAGAAACCGTATCTCGCCACCATCAATCGGTATACGAGAGCCTGCATAACGGCCAAAAATGACCCAATCACCTTCCTTGCACCACGGACCGTTAGGAAACTTGCTCTGATCCATGTAAGCCAAGTCACCCATGCGCAACACATAGCCACACGTCGTAGCTAATTGCGTCTTCTTCTGGGTTTCTTCTGCTAATTCAATACCGCCTCTAGAGCGTTTAGCTCCGCGATAGGGCAAAAGGGCAATCCGCCAGCCCGTTGGGGTCGGCAAGTGAGCCATGATGTTTTTTTCTAAGTTCTCAACATCAATATTTCCGTCTTCCGTAAACGCATTTTCAATAGAGGACAAGTTCTCCTCTTGTTCTTGCCATTTACGTTGTAATGCAGTCAGGTTTTCTTCCGCTACAGCTTCCATTAGTCCTCCTTTGGGTTAATCATCGGCAAAATGTTTCTCTGCCAACTCCTTGACAGCGTCAACTGCCAATCTCAAACCCTCCAAACGGCCCATTAAGAACTTGTAACGTTCCATATCTGGAATACTCCCAGATAACACATGACCCATTGTGTCTTCTTGCAAAGTCTTTAGCTCTTTTAAGAGCGACTCTGTAAAAGTAAGCATGGTTATTTCCCATGAGAAGCAGACGGTTTAAAGCCACCGTCAGGAGGGCTTAAAAATCAATAAATCTTAACTTTGTTAAAGGCATCCTTACGGTAAACCTCGCGCACAGGACCCATCACGCCACCTTTTTTCATAGGCTTTGTTTTCCCCGCACTCTCGTAAGCAATTGCCGCAGCCTGCTTAACAGCGGCTTTCTTGCTCTTGGGCGCACTCGTACCAATCTTCCCTGTCTTCTTAAACGCTCCGACCATCTCGCCAATATTGGAGCTAATGGTCATCTTGCTTTTACCTTTTTTAAGTGGCATTTGAGCCTCCGGGTGCTTTAGGTGGTTGTGAAAAACGCTCACGGGTAACCGTTGCGCGTAATTCAGCAATATCTTCTTGCGACTGAACACGTTCTTGATTAGCCATACGCTGCTGTTTCATTTTCTCAGCATCTAACTGCAAGCGCTTATCATCCATTTGTAGACGTGCTTGATCTATCTGACCGCGTTGCTTAATCTCTGTCTCTTTCAACGCTATAAGCGGATCAGGACCTGCACCACTTAACTGATTCTGTGTCTCTCTTAGCTTCATTAAACCTTGCGCAACAGCAACCGCTATCATGCCTTCGCGTTGAATATCAGAAACGAGCCTGTCCGGATCAGAGCCGTATTGTTTGTACAGCTCTGCTGCTACATCCTCTTCTGCCTGCATGTGTATGTGATGCAATATATGCTTTTGAAGCAGAATCGCTGCCTGTGGGTTTGCTTGTACAGTAGGTGCCATACCCATAATCAGATGGGACAAGACATGTGCGTCATGCTGCTGACCTGCAAATACCTTTAACTCCATCATGTCCATCACATCCGCATTTTCCTGTGCGGGGTCTTTCGGCATCTGGTTAGCTTGTGGCCGCAGAATACCATCAATGTCCCTTATGTTCATTGCGGCATACACGCGATAATACGCTTCGTACATGTTGTGCATCTGCGGCGCACTCTGTGCCAACTGCAACTGTGTTTGCGCTAACGTAATGCGCTGTGCAGCTGAAAATATGTTGGGGTCCGCAACAGGCAACACGGCAACCATGTTGTCGAAGTCTGCCTTCTTGATTTTGCGCGACGCTCCGGGGACATCATACGGATACTCGTCCGGCAAATACTCACCAAAGCCCTGAGCAAGTAACTGGAACTCCAGTTTCTGCGCGTAGTGCATCCGTTTATGAATCGCGGACATGACTGCAGAGCCTTTTTCCAAGAGCGCAATGGTTGTACCCACTGCCGCCATCTGATTGCCTTCGCCCACCTGCATGTCTGCAATGCTCGCCAAGCGCCGACCCGCTTCAACCAAAAAGCCCAGCAATGAAAACAGCGTTTGGCTCGGTTCTTTGTACGGCAATGGCAGTAATGTCGCTGAAAGTTCCGCGCCACCTGCATCGATATCGCGCCATTCACCCGGCTGGATTGGATTATCCGTGTCCGCGATCCGCGCGCCTTTGGCCTTGAAGCCTGCAGGCAGGTTAGAGAGCGTTCCCGCGTCCAACAACTGACGCATTGCAGACGTAGCCGCTTTCGTTAAGCCGCCAATTAGGTGAATTAAGCCTAAACCATACGCGCCCATGCCTTGGACAAACACATAATGCACGTAATAGTTTGTCTTACTCTTCTTTTCATCGCCTTCTTTCCAGTTGCGACGAATTCCGACCACCTGACCACTGGTTTGATCTACTGTAATAACGTAGGGATAGCAGATTCCTGTAGGCTCGTTGTCTTCGTCAACATCTTCAAAGCCCAGAAGGTCCCAATCCACCGTAAATTCAAGCAAAAATACTTCTTCGTCCTGCTCAGAAGGGTTTAAACCGGTCTGTTTGTTGGTTGCGTCTTGAATTTGATCCGCGTCCGGCGGAGAACGCTCACCCTGAATGTCAAAATCAAGGTATTCGCCATCTGCTACGCGCTTTCTGAACTCATTAATTGGCATCGCGACAGCGTGTGTGATGCGATTACACTGCGACATGACGGATGAGCCGTTATACGGAATGAAAAGACTGTCAGGAAGTACTAATCGACTGACCATTCTTTGCAATTGACGGTCGTAATAGACCTTCTTGAACGCCGATCCACCGTAGCCAAGGTAGAAAAGCATCTGATCAAACTCCGGTGTGTACTCTTCCATCACCGTTGTGATCTGGTAATTCATAAAGTCCTGCACGCGCGAGGCTTGCTGTACCTTGTCCAGCGTTTCTTTACCTACAATCTGTGTACGAACAGGGCCACCGGCAGGCAAAAGTTCCTTCAACGCCTGTGCTTGGAACTGCACAACGCCTTCCATTAGCAATGGATGCGCTGCGCCAGCCGCTCCACGGAATGGCTTGGTGCGCTCCTCGATCTTCATGCCTAACAGATCAAGGCCCTTGGCATACATCTGCTCCCAATCCTCTCTGGAAGACTTATCCGCCTCAAACAATGCCATCAGCTCACGTGAGATACGGCTGCGCTCGTCCTCTTCTACCAACTCCGCTAGGTTGGCATAGAAGTCCACTTCCATATCGTCGTCGCCAATCTCAACCGTAGCACCACCATCCTCTTCCAGAATGACCTCTACATCAGGCATGTCTTCCATGTCTAGTTCAACACTAGTCCTTGGTGCTTCGTTAACGATTTTATCTACTGGCATTGTTATTCCCCGTCTTTATTCTTGTACAGTTTATAGTCGTTGTATAAAGTAGACCAATCTAGTTTTATTTGGTCCTCTTCTGGGATATCTTCCCCCGCCCTTGTTCTGCGATACTTTTCAAAAGTATGCACTTTAGTGGGTCTTAACTTATCAAATAATTCAAAAATAATTTTCTTTTCTGCCGTTGAAGGTTCGCTATTAAAGACACTTTTGACTTGATGAATCTTATACTCGTCATTCTTAAACGTAGTTTCAACAGTAAGAGAAGGTATTCCTTTGTCATTTCTTAAAGAAAATACACGGGCAGTTCCGTTCTTAAATGCCTCTTTGCCGCCTTGTCCATAATCTAGTTTTGTTTTGTAGTCCCCTACTGAATGACCCATTGCTGCACCTTCTAACTCTACTGCATTAGGTGTTACAACTCTTACCCATTCCGATTTATCATTTACGTTATACAAAGGTTCCGTCCCCTCCATGTAGGTTTTCTTAGGCAACGGTTTTCCTTTTCTTGCCTGAGCAACTACTAGTTGCCAATCTTTTTCAAACTTTAAGTTCTTTTCCCCTTTAATTATGGCTTCCGGAAAGCTCATGTTATTTCGTTCTTTTGCCGGAATCGTCATAATCCCTTCCGCTACATTACGATCGTTTAAGAAGCCTAACGAAGGGGATGTACTAAGGTCATAAATAGGTTCTTCATTGCTAAGAGCATATTGCAACGATCTATCAATATCTCCCTGCCCTTGAGCTGCACCACGAAAGGGTCTAGCGCTTAGTATTTTTTTAGCTGGGTCTGGTGTGTAGCTTTTTGATGCGTCTGATGGTTTATACAGCTGTATCCCCGGAACATTTACGTGATCGGGCAAAACACCTTGCTCTAGCATTTTTTCTTTTATTTTGTTGGTTACTCTGTCTCTTAAATTCATCCGATCAAGCGCATCGTCTGTTTCCGAAAACGCATAAGGAGCCATTCCTGTTCTTTTGTCATAGAGGCTTTCTAAATCCATTCGCGCATCAACAGCATCTTGATTTAGTATTCCTCCCGGAGCGCTATCGTCACGCGCTGCTTTAAGTGCGTATCCACGAAAATACTCTTTGTCCTCATTGTATAAAGGAAGACGGCCATCCATTGCCGCTATACGCAACGTATCGTCCGCCGTACCGTACTCAGAGGTGAAATACTTACGGCCTTTTTTACGAATAAACTCCGCAACGTCTGCCATGTCTTTTCCCGCTACGGTTGCCGCTCCTTGCGTCGTAGGTAAGTATTTAACTACCCTATCCAAATATTCATCTATCCCAGAGTTTGATCCTTCTGGAAAAAACGTTCCGCCGTCTGGCTTGACTGCATAAAGGTTATACGGCTCCATCTGCTTTTCCATCATCCGCGCAGCTGTTGGACCTAACTCTTTCAATGCTTTCTTGCCTATCTTCATTGCTGCACTAGGTGCAAAGGGCAATAGTAGGGATGTCGCTGTCTCAGCAATAGGACGTTCTACATTTGATGTAACACCCAACTTCTTAAAAGCCTCGTTCCACGCTTCCTTGCCAGCATACGGTTTGTCCGTAGACAGAGGGAATTTAGGTACGCGCTTTCCTTCTGGGTCCATAACCGACTCAGGCTTACTTAGCCTAGCAATTTTAGACTGCAGGAAATCAGCACCCTGAAGCACCGCGTTTGGTACATCAACAGCGCTACCCAGATAATCCGTTACTAGGCCGCGATTCAATATATCCATCGCTGCGCCTTTGTTGCCGTAGGTCTTGCTCTCTTTCTTAACTTCCTCTTTTACGCCTGACAATTTGTTTGCAATCCAATTTATCGCTGCTTTAGCATCTTCCGGTGCTGCTTTGCCCTTCTCAATAAATCTCGCGACTTTCCCAATCAACGGCAACTCCGTTGACTCCAGCGACCTTGCCTCGCCTGTCGCGTAGAGCTTTTCGTTTAATGGGAACTCTTGAGACGTGGGGGACGACGAAGCTACCGCCTCACCGCCCCCCGCGAACTTTTTTAGCATGGCCTTGGACTTGGAATCCATGCCTTGATCCTTGGACCGCGATTGCTCGGCCACCATCTTTGCCACTGGGTTACTTATCTCCCCTTCAGGAGGTGACCCCTTCGCTCGACCCGGAATCTTATTGATGAACATGTCAATGTCCGAATTGATTCGGTCGCGCTTGGCGTTCTCCGCATCAATTTTTCGACGCAACGCATCAGAGTAATAACCTACACCGGTCTGGTCGCCGTACTTAGAGATCGCTGTTTCCAACTCTCTAACGCTGTTGTCGATGTTTGTGAGAGCATTTTTAAATACACCGCGAACACCGTCTTCCGTAGTCTTTGCACTGATGGCAATGTTTGGTGTGCTATACCCGGGGTAGCCTTTGTTAATAAAACCTAGCGCAGAGTTTGCGTTAGCCTTAATCAAGTTAGCCTGATCCAGCTCCTGCTTCTGTGGAGTTACCACATCGCTAAAGAAGTTCTTAGTAATGTCTGCCCTGTCGCCATACAACGATTTTAATTGGTTGTACGTTCCTAACGCAGCTTGGTAGTCGGCGTTCTGTCGCTGAATAACTGGATCAAACGCCTGTGCTGCATTTAACCTAGAGTAATCCTGATCAGGTAAATCCACTCCCGTAAAGCCCGTGATCTTCTGAGCCGCCATCTGCTTGCCCAAGATCAAGTCACGCATAGGATCAGGTTGCGCCTGATCAATAGCGGACTGCCGCGCACCACGGGCTTGATCTAATCGCGAATTCTCTTTGTCCAACAGTTGATTTAACTGCGACGCATAGCCGCCTAGGCCTAACCTATCGGCTTGATCTCTGGCTGCTGTTAGCTTGCCTACATTAGTCTCATACGTTTTAATGGTCGGAGCAAACGCCGCAGTTGTCTGCGCTTCGTTACGTATCTCTGCTAACTTCAACGGACTGAAGTCCTTGTACCCTGCAGCACCTGTAATCGTTCCGTACAGATTAGCCTTGCCTACATCGCCTGCCATTTTATTTATTTGCTCGTACTGCTCCTTCTGCGGAGTGACTACGCTAGTAAAATAATTCTTTGCGATATCCGATGTCGCGCCAAACTGCTTTGACAATTCGCCATAGATAGAGTTAGCCGTGTTGAATTCTTTTTGCTGCTGTGACAGAGCCTGCGTAAACGGATCAGCTTTAGTCTCTGGAGTAAAACCAATAGAACCTATGTCCAGACCGGTGTATCCAGTAAGGCCCTGCTGCTTAAAGTAGTCCGCCTCACGACGCGTCTGAAATCCTGTAGGCAATTCATACGCCCCGCCTGCGCCAGTGAAGTACTTTGAGGCTGCAGTAAAGTCTTCTTTAGAACGAGTGACATCTGCCTCTTGCTGTTTCAACAGATCATTCAACTGACCAGCTAAACCCCAATTACCTGTAGACACAGCCTTGTTGTACTCAGCACGAATTGCATCCGCTTCGGATTGCTGTTGCTTGGTTGCGCCAGCAAACAACTCAGTCACTTGGGCCTTGGTCCCCGATACGTTCTCCGGAGTAAAGCTTTGATAGTTCGTGTACGTATAACCACCGGGAGTTTTCATCTCAGCCGGTGCCGTATACCCACCAGCGGTAGTAGTTCCTGTAG